CATAATAATTGCATAAGGGCTATTGGAGGTTTCCATCCAATGTTTAATTGCCTTTAGATGAGAAGTAGTACAACCAATTTCACCAGAAGTCATCATCTCGGGATAACGACCAGTAAGAATATCACTTAGATCATCTTCACGACCGTCATAAGCAGAGATGCGTGTGTAATTTTTAATCTCCCAATACTTAAATTGGTCCTCCATATACTGTCGTCTCTCAGGTTGCCCATCAAGATTTAAGTAATAAATTGGTCCAATATTATTGAGTTTATATGCTGCTTTGTTTCTATCCATATCAACTCTTTATCATAACAACTTGATATTCGTCCATTGCAATAGTAAATCCATTTTCTTGTAAATATGGGATAGAATATTTTGCTTTTCCATAATCAGCATCGCAAGAAAGTTTTGAACTAGGATTTCTAACGTCATCAATTAAGATGATTCCATTATCACTAATTAGATTATTCTCAACAAGAATTTTAGATTCTTGCAAATGAAGTATTGCTGTTGGTTCAACTGGATTTACATCTCCAGTATCCATATACAGAAAATCTATTTGACCATCAACAGAATTTAAAAATTGCTCAGAAGATGAGACATAATATTCTATATTTTTTAAATTCTCTGTCATCTTCATACTTCGATTAATATGTTCCTGTTGAAGATCTAAAGTAACCAATTCAATATCAGTTCCTTGAATAAGTTCACCAATAACTCTAGTAAAGCATCCTGCACTCCAGTCCCAAACTTCAGGATTATCCGGTTGCCAGTAATGAACATCACTACTATTGCACCCTTCAAATCTACCATCCACGAAACTTCTAGATGTTCCAAGTTCCACAATTGTTTTAAGATTATGCTTTATCACATGATCCCAACAATATGTCATTGTTTCATATCTAAATTTTGGCACTCTTCCAAAACATTCTATAAATTTTTCATCAGAAAAATATGCCGGTATAGCGTTGTCAATATATGATTTATATTTTTTAAAAATTTTTGTCATTTTGATTAATAATTTTTACAATACTTGGAATATAATGCGTTTTAAGAATCTCAATCCATTCAAAATTTAATGAATAATTAAGAATTTCTTTACGGTGTTGTAAAGAGTATTCTCTATTTTCTGTTATTTTTTTCTCAACATATTCAATATCATCTACTTTATTTTCTGGAATGACAGTAATGAATTCCTTACTGTCGTCTAGATTTGCCTTTCCCCATTCCGTTACCACAACACCTAAACCGGTAGCAAGGGCCTCCATACAAACAAGAGGATGTGCTTCACCATCACTTAGAAGAACAAGATTGCCATAATCAGTCAATTCATTATGAAGAGTTTGTTTGTCCCATTCACCAAGATAATTTCTTGAAATATCAAATCTATTATCAGCATTATTACCAGCATACCAAAGACTATCAATAGTCTGGAACATATGCTGCCGTTTTCTATAATCTATTTTTGCAAGGTAAAGGCTTCTATCCGCATACTTAGGAGTATCCGTATACCTAAATGCAGATGTATTTACGCCATTAGGAGTTACAAATAATCTTTGTTCGGGAATGTCCATCAAAGATTTATAGACGTTTTTGATTCCATCAGATAAACAAAAAACATTTGGTTTAATTTGTGCAAATACATTGGCAATGTTTGCATATCCGCCATACATTTCAGGTCTTTCCAAATATCCAAAGTGACTTGTGATTGCTTTTGGATATTGAATATAGGGATAAACTCCAATAAATTCATCATAATGAATATGTACAAAATCGGGTCTGAAATAATTTATTTCAGAAATAATTTGATTTGCATCTCTGGTGTTTACAATTTGAACAGTGTGTCCAAGTTTCTCTAATGCATTTTTTGTATCCCATACAAGAATTTCAACAGCACCCCAACCAGTTGGTGGGATGGCCATAATACCTGGACCAACTAAAGTAATTCTCATTATCAATTTAACCCCAAGGCAACACGTTGATACCTAAATTTTGCAGTTGCTGTTGTAACTGCAAAGTATCTGATTTGAATTCCGGCATTATCCAATCGTGCCATTCTATAACTAATGCGTCAATATAACTTATTGTACCATCATTAATCATTTTTGGCAATATTTTATATTCCGATCCTTCTATATCCATCTTAAGAAAAATATAATCTTCTTTAGAAAAATTATCTTTAATCCATTTTGAAAAATCAATGCATTCAACTAGAACTGGATCGCTCCATTCATACAACTTTTCATGAGATTCTGCTCGTTGATGCTTTTCATGAAGCTCTTTTATACAAGACCCACCCGATGACGGAACACCCAATTCAAGTCTATCCAATGGATAGTTTATTCTATGCTTACGAATTTCTTCTTTCCAGTGTTCATTTTCATTATATTCCTTTTCACTCAATCCCTCCATACAAAATTCTATCTCTCCATCTTCAATCCAAACTGCCTTCTGGAATAAATTAAAATTTTTGTTACTTAAAAATGAATATTTTTCAGATTTTATATGTTCAACATATATGTCAAAAGCATATTCATTTGGTTCAAATCCAAAAATTTCCCAATTTTCATCCACACCGACTGTATTGCAGAGTTTAGAGAACCCTGTTCCCATATTTACTCCACAGTCTATAAAAATTTTACGTTGTCCTGTCATTTTTTTACCTATCGTTATTTTTTAAGTTCTTCAAATAATGCTAAATGTTTTCCGTTGTCTCTATAATAAATCTCAAATAATTCTGGATTAGTTTTGACCAAATATCCAAGAGAGATCTGCTCGTTATTAATAAAAGAATTAGAAATCATTTTATTTAGTAGAATGTCCTCCATTTGAAAACAAACATTTAGAATACCTTGCTTAGTTCCACCAAACATAGACCCCAAGATGTAAGAACGATTATCAAGTAAATACTCTTCAGTTAAAGTTTCTGCAGAAACTAAGTCTTTATAATATTCAGTATTCATTTGAACTAAAAGTTTATCATCAACTCCTTCAAGGGATTCTAATGCATTCTTAGAAGGATATTCGTTACCAAACTCAGAAGAATCAAAGAATCTAGATGCTCCTGCGTCTAACCAGAAAAGAAATTTACTATTAAATGGATTTTCTTCTATTGCTTGTTGCAACCACTTAAACTTGGAATATTGCACAATAGAATACATTGAATGTTTACACTCAATTCTATCGGGGTCAGAAATTTTTTCAATATATTCTTCAGATTGAATAATAGAGTCTAGTTGATCTTTCAAATAATAATAAGGAATTTCTTCAATTGATTGAATAATTATTTCTGTTGGAATATGAGTTCTTCTCTCTTCAACAAATTCTCTCAAATCTTCGGTTATAAAAAGAATCATTGAGCATTTTATTTTGAGAGTTGCATCAAACCACTTTAAATATTCTTCCCAAGCCCTACCATCCATTCCTTCTCTTTTAATATTGAATAGAGAAGATACAATAGTTACATCTTTCATAAAATACTCATAATAGATTGAATCCTATTCACATAAGTGTGATTTTCTTTAACATATATCATACCTTCCTTTATGTACTCATCATCCAATCGACTATTCATAGCATCATGAAACATTTGTACAGTATCTGGTTGATAAATGCAGTGACCTTCAAGTTCTTTATAAACTTCTTCCGAATTAGTAGTTCCAAGATGTCCCCAACTAATTGATTTAAATACTCTACAAGGAACATACCCATTACGAATATGCTCTGGACCACGAATATCCACTCCTAGAATAGATTTTTTAGTACGAAGAATTACTTCTTCTTCACTTAAAGGATTTGCAAATGGATCATTATGAATAAATTCTACACCATTCTTAGCACATTCGTCAATAAAAGGTTTGAATGTACTATAATTTTCACAACGACCATTTGCCGAAATGTTACCGCTAAAATAAATTTTATTTTCTCTTGGATAATTAATATCATTAAAATCAAATTCCTCTGGAAGAATATTAGTTGCCCAAGTTACATAAAATTTATCATAGTCCTCAATCCAGTATTGATGATAATCATTTAATACTTGGACTCTGCGATTTTTCTTTGACTGCAAATAACAGCAAGGTCCAACTTTTTCAACTTTTGATTTGTCTAAGGTGTAATCATAAACGTGATCTTTATGCCACAGATGATTATATCTAACATCAATAAATTTCTTCACTCCCGCATTAATATATTTTGCGGGATCTGGACAGACATGAACAAAATATGTGCTTGTCTTATTCAGAGGAATATTTTTGTCAGCAAATCCTTCCGTCCAAAATACACAATCATTCCAATCAAAACTATCAGGATATTCGCCATCATGAAACCAATAAGTTTCATATCCAAGATGAGTGAATGCCTTGTAAAAAGCAGAATGAATATAAGAATGCGTGTGTGAATGTAGGGGATATCCCCAAATAATAATTTTCATTTTATTGACAATTTTGTAGGTACGTTAGCAATCTTTGTTCGTAAAAATTTTTAGATCCCTCCAGATATTCTTTTCCAAAATTTAATCCAAAATCATTTATCACAGATTCATGTAGAGGGAACATTTTAGATTTTGAATTATAAGTCGAGTCTTCTATTTCAAGATCATTTACAGTCTTAATTATACTATCATCTAACTTTTTCATATTCAATTTTTCTAAAATTTGATTGGACATATTTAAAAAAATTGCGCTAGTTGGATGCTGTGGTATCAAAAATAAAAGTTGATTTTTGAAATTATTCACAATAAACTCAGATATTTTGATGTCTGTTATACTCTCCTTATCTTGTAATATTTTAATACTTTGCTTAGATCTTTTTTCATATTCCCAATCTATTTGATTGGTATAAAATAGATTTAGAATTTCATTTTTAGAAATTCCATCATTTAATAGTTTGTCAATTTGTTCGGCACCAAACCACCTATCAGAATTCTTACCTTGCCCAGCCTGAACTATAGGCCAAAATGCAGAAGAAAATACATAAGGATGGGTTATTTTTATACACTTATTATTGACATAGTATCCAATAGATCCCACTATTGTTGGATCCGTAGAATAGCATCCGTGCTCTGGTCTTAAAGGTTGGTATACAAATAAATCTGCTTCCTCAACATCTTTCATTGGTACGGAAGATTTATTTTCTATTAATTGCCAATTAGCATACCATTTAGTTTCAAACGTATTGGTGAATTCTTTACTATTAGATAAAAATTGAATTAGTCCATTATTTTGACAATTGCCAATAAAAAGTGATTTTAATTTTGCCATTACAATTAATACATCTCTTTAAAATTGTGTACAAGTGCCAAATCACTATCTTGCCAATTTGGAGTTCTGTGCGTCTCACCTAAACCATTATTAACAGCACATTCAAGTCCACAAATAAGATAAAGCATTACAATAAATTGATCAATTGAGCCAAGTGTTGGTTCAAAATCTTCCTCCATAAATTGATTAACTAATTTTATTTTTTCAATATCAAAGAAAATATTTTTATTTAAAATAGTTCCACCAGTAGCACCATACCAATCAACATTTGGAGTAATGTTATATTTACTAATTGCTTTTTCAAAGATATGTGGGCGGAGTTTATTTCCTGGGACATAAGACATTGCAATATTAAAATCACCTTCTACAAAAAGTTGTCTTCTACAAAGAACATCATCTTCCATAGTCAGTAGATATTCTGTTCCAGAATATTCAAAAGCACTTCTCAATCTATTCAAATAAATCTTTGCCTTATCCTTTTCCAAATAATTGGTTCCAATATTTTCTGGTGCCATTACAAAATGACAATTATATTTTTTGGCAATTTCGGAAAAATCCAATCCACCATCAGAAATTAAATAATAAGGAACATTTGGATTATGATTTCTAAAATTTGCAATAGCAAACTCAGTTGCTTTTTTGTTATTAAAGCACTGATGATATACGGAAAAAAATTTCATTCTTTTAATGTTTGAATAATTACTTCAGAATTTTCAATCTTGTTATCTACCCAAAAAGTAGTACCCATATAAGATTCGTTACGATGAATCTCAGTATAATTTTCTGGAACTTCTACAATATTATATCCGTAAATATTTTTAATAATCCGTCCAGTTCTATCCGAATCGTGTGCTGCTATAATTTTTGCCTTTCCAAAGCACAGATTGACAATATCACCTCTATTATGAATACCTGGATCAACAAAAATTATATCATATGTTTTCTTATTAAGAAATGGATTGATAAGTTTTTTGAGAATTGGCAAATAAGAAGTGTCTTCTAATGGATATTTGTTTTCAATTGCATCCAAATTTGCTTTATGAATTTCTTCAGGAATATCAATATAATGAAGTTTCCAATTTGTATATTCTTTAAGTTTTTCTTGAGTTTTATCTGCCCACTCTTTATTAAAATCTCCAGTGGACAACTCTACAGATACAACATCCTTTGCATTATCACAAAGAAATTCTGTTCCCAATCCCAATCCAAATTCTAGAATTTTTTCTATTTCCGTTATATTAAAAATCTTATCAAAATATTCAACCCAATCTTGAGCGGGTGTAAAGTTATACTCTTTTGTCATAGTAATCAAAAATTATTGTAAAAAGTTTTCCACTTGGATAAAGTGTCATCCTGAAGATATTTAGAACATCTTTTAAATTCTTCATTCATTGATTCTTTATCAATAGAATCAATAATTAGAGGGATTTCATCAAACGAATCATAGTAAAATCTGCATTTAACTAGTTCCGGATCATACCATTCACACCAATGTATCCATTCCTTTTCTAAAAGATTTGCTCCTCCAGATCCCCAAATATTGAAGAAGTAATTTGGTTGTTTTGATAGTTCATAGAGAAAATCTTTTGAGGGAAGAATAGCTGGAATATGCGAGTGAATTAATTCAAAGCAAAGAAATTTAGAGAAAGCATCTGGCATATGGACAAATGCCTTATATTTTTTCAATTGATCTATTGTTCTAAACCCACCATTATAGACTTCCAAACCTTTCTGCTTTAAAAAATCGCACATCTTAAAGAAATTATTATCATTATGATAAATTGGAACAATTACATCAGCATCTGGTAATTGATAGTCTTCGCCATACATTTCTTTAAAATATGCCGTCTCTGGAATATTTTTTTCATTATTGTTTAAGTTTATTCCACAAGGTTTAATGTGCTGGTGATTCATTATGTTTGTACCCTTTTGAGTACACCAAACCTTTTCAAAATGACTATAAGGAACAATCTTAATATTTGGATTTTGTTCTGCTCTACTAAACAATTCATAAAATTCTTTTTCAGATTCCATCCTATAATCAAAACGATTACAAATCCAAATAACTAATTTAGATTTAAATTCATCTTGATTTTCAAGAAAAATTCTTGATAAGGGGGCAGTATCTGAAGTCAAAATATAATCAAAATCATTCAGTTGATCTTTATGATTTTTCCAAAAATCATTTGCAATTTCTTCAGTGATTTGAAATACTCCATCATAAAATTTATGATTTGTAACTTCAAATCCAAGTTTGTTTAAGATGTATTCTTGATCTCTAAAGCATCCGATGTGATGTGAGATATGTAGTATTTGTTTTGTCATTTATGATATTTTGAATTATCTTTTGCCAAGTGTACTATCTTTGGGTTAAATTTGCAATGATCAGAAAATACTTCTGGATACGCATATTCTGGGCCAAGAATATTCACACGTTCTTTTTCTTCAATAAAGAATTTGTTAATATGACTTTCATCGTGCCAGATTGCAATCACATTATTCTCAAGATCTTTATTCACTCTATCGTCAAGTTCTTCAATCATTTCAAGAACATTAGGAACTTTTCCTCCCCACAAACATCCCTGATAATAAACAGACGAATCATCTGCCTCGGTTATGTGTGAAAGGGATAGTGGATTGGTTTCAAATGCTCCTGGGTATTCTGTATGTGGAGGCATTTTAAGAAAGTGGCAGGGATGATGAACGCCAAAGAATGATTTTGTATCATCAAAAAATTCCTCTTCGGTAACTGTATCAACGACTAGTGCATCTGCATCAATAAAAACAAACCAATCATTCTTTACAATTTCATCTTTTGCCTTTTGAATGATTCCAAACCTTGTTAGAGTAACATAAGGCCATTCAAGATGTTCTTGTTTATATACTTTAACATCCTCGGGAAAATCACCTTCTCCATCTGTGAAAACTAAAAAAGTCTTCTCACTATTCGGAAGAAAATTTTCTTGAATATTTTCATAATAATTTGGCAAGAAATTCAAATACTTACCAGTACCAATAAAACAAATTGCAACTTTCATTAAATCACCGTCCAAGTTTCAGGAATAAGATCTTTAGTATCTATGTGTTCATTATCGGATTCAGAAAACCATCCAGATGGTGCAATAACTTTATTGTTTGTTGCTAACCATGCTCCCCACCAAGAGAATGAAGAGTTAGCAATAATATGACCAGAACACAGTGTCATCAGGCACAGGTCAATATAATTACTATTTCCTTCGGCAATAAGAAATCTGTCCGAAGAAAATAGTTCTTGTTGATTGCACCATTCTGGATCATCAGAGAATACAAGAACTGGTTCATCATCAAATTGCTCCAATGCTTCTTGATAATAACCCAACCCAAGTACAGTATGATTCGGATTGGTAATATAGTCAGTTCTACGAATATGAAGTGCAATTGGAGAAGCATCCAATTGAGAAATCATTTCTTTACAAGGTTCTAAGATATCATCTTTGAATGTAAAATCAGATCTAATCTCATCTTCAATGTGCTTGAAATATTTTTCAGATTGGAAAAATCCCTGGATAGAAACCCAATCAGGACATTCATTAAAAAACTTTTCATTAAATGAAAATGTTTCCTCCATAACTGTCGGTCTACCAACATCAATATATTGAACATTCAACTGAGAAATACTCTCTAACTTAAATGGCACAAATATCTGATGATCTTTCCACTCATCTTTATTTTGACTTGGAGGAATACAATATTGGTATCCGTGTTTATTTGCAACGCCTTTGAGAGCAGCAAATTGAAACATTTGATTTCCAAGTCTACCTAGTTGACCTAATGCATTAAATCCTATCATATCAAATATTTTTTTTAAATTATACCAAAAAAGGAGAGTTTATGCAACTCTCCTTTAAGGTCTTTCAGGCTCGCCACCAATTCTTTAACTGGAAATTGGAAACCAGGCGGGAGAGAGTCCCATCCGCACCACTTGCTCTTGAAAAAAGCAAGAAAACAATAGGGTCATATTTGACTCCACCACTTAGTTTTTAGAAAACTAAGAAAATAAATGGACTAACTTTGCTATCTCGTTTACGGTAAAAAATCCACATAGAACCAAAACATCATAGAGTTTAAGTTTCACTGCGAACGGTATTGTTAAAATACCACCAACGCATTTTACAAGTAATCCATATTTGAAATCTCCCCACAACATAGTTTGATAACCAACTATGAGGAGAATATTGCCTAAGTAACGAAGTATACTTGTCTTAGACATAAGGGGTTACACTCCCGACCAGGGTGAGTTTAGAGTCATCCCAAGACTATTTATCCAATGCTCCTTGTCAGGATTGAACTGACCTCCGCCGAATTATGAGTTCGGTGCATTCACCAGATTGCTAAAGGAGCCAGACTTACTTATTATTCCACATCTTTTCCATTGGGTCAACACCAGTTCTCATTACTTCACAAGCTCTTTTGTAAAACATATTTTTAGTATTTCCAGATGCTTCCATTGTATCTTTAATTTTTTGCCAGTTTTCCCGAGTTCTGTCGTCCATTAACGTACCTCAAAATCTAACTTACGAATTTTACGATTTGCTCTTGCGTGTTGCCAAGCAAGTTCTTCTTCAGTAAAATAAGATTTTTTTTCTTGTGGACGCATTGAATTTAGCATCACAACACTCTTCAAATCAACTGCTGTTATTTTTTCACCAACAACAGTAGTCATATTTGTACATCCACAAGAACGTGTTTGTGTAGGATGACTGGATAATTCTGTATTACAGAGTTTACAACGTACTTCAACCATTTTATTTCTATTGTAAATGTGATCTTAATTGCCAAACAAATTTTCCGTGAGATTCCATCAAATCTTGAACCAAATTAGCAGTTGCGTATTGATTTTGTGTTTCAGATTCTTTGGAAATTTCAACAAATATCTCACATATCTTTTTATTATCTTCTAAAAGTTCTGAAAGCATTTTATCTGCTGTAGTTGAACTTGATGCTTCTTGAACTTGAGTCACTTCAAGCATTCTTGAAAGAGAACTTAAAGGTTTAATATTTAAGTATCTCATATGCTCAGATAATCTGTCAATCTCTTCAAACATAGTTTCATATTGACCACCAAAAAGTTGATGAAGTTGAGTAAAATTTTCACCAACAACATTCCAATGAAATGCCCAAGTTTTATGAAAGATGACAAAAAGTGAAGATTGAGCATCACTTAAAAGTTTGAAAAGTTTTTCCATCAAAGTTTTTTATGTATTTATATGAAAGAAAGAGCGGATGATCGGACTTGAACCGACGACATCTAACTTGGAAGGATAGCGTTCTACCACTGAACTACATCCGCACGATTTTCTTTTGGACAATCAGGAACCCAAGAACCACATATTCTCATTTCACCACCTAATAGTTTTTGAGCATTGCTCTTATCAGGTGCTTTCTCTGAAAAATATGATGGACTTATTCTAACACTCCCATTGTCCCCTGTCAAGTCCTCATAATCTTTGATTGCCTTGTCTACATCTCTATGAACTCTGCGGTCCAAAAGTTGTGGAGTATTTATGATTATATCATTCAAATCAGTTTGTGGAAAGTATTTTCTCTGAACCTCATCAATAAAATCATAAATGTTTTCTTCTGGAATATGAGTACATTGTGATACTCCCGTCACCAAAGAAGTGAATACAACTCCTATTACGGCATATCTAAAAATAGTCTTTGGTTTCTTTCCAAATTGAAAATTAAATTCCATAAAAAAGGGAGGTAATGAACCTCCCATATTTATCTGTTAGGCAGGAGCATAACAGACGTTAGCAACTCCTTGTCCTGGAGGCGCAATTGCCACAAACGCCCCGTAGGACAAGTCAAGGTCTCTTCCTCCAACGAAAGGACCTCTATCATTTACACGCACAACCACTGACTTACCATTTGCCTGATTTGTCACTCTAAGTTTGGTTCCAAATGGCAGCCAACGATGTGCTACCGAATAACCGTATGCATTGAACCTTTCGCCATTGGCAGTTGTCTGCCCATTATATCCATCCCCCACACCATAGTTAGAAGCAAGACTGCATGAACTTGCCGGGGATGCTGCTTTTGCTGTTACGGGTGCTACACCGACAAAACCAAAAGCAAGAAGTAAACTGAATAAACGCATTTAAAAAAATAGAACTCTACATCCGTATAGGTAAAGGAGAAGTTCCCATCCTCTCGGAGGGCATTACCCACGGCTCTAATTGCACTCAAAATCTCATAATAAAAAAGACACTTTAATTGTGCCTTAATAGTATAAGTGATTATTTATGAATTGTCAAGAAATCATCACTTTACATCAATTTCCTGATCCCCATACTCTTCTTTTGTTTCCAAAGAAAAATACTCCAATTCTTCCTCATCTTCTGGGTCTAACCATTCTAGAAATTCTTCTGTAATAGCAACAGCAATATCATAATTTTCGGTAGATTGAATTCTTTCAATTGCCCAATTACGTGCTTGAATAACAGGTTCAATCTTTGTTGCCATAATAATCTTTTCGGAAATACCTGGAGAGGATGTTGCTATTGTAGTATGCGGGCATTCCGTCGTCAAGTGCTTCCGTGAGGACATTGTTTGTGAAGAGTTGTCGTGTCTCCTCAAAATTTGTTTTGCCCTTTGTTTTGTGTAGTGAAATAATAGTTCTTGAAAAATTTTCTTTACCGTATTTTTCAATATCTTCTTTAAGTTCCGGACAAGATCCATAATAATTCTTCCAATCCGATTCTGATTTTACTTTTCTATTTTTTCCTTTCGGCGTTCTAAATTGCCATAAGTACTTTCTACCAATATAACAGCGGTGATTAAGATTATTTCGTATATGATATACAAACCCATAGTAATCTTGGATTTGATCTGAGTCAAAAATTTTTCCTTCATAGATCCAAGGATTATCGTAACTCATCAATATAATCCAACACTCTATTCAGATATTTATTGACTACTAATTTATCATTTGAAAAAACAATTTCTTCGTTAACCTTATGCTTAAGTTTATAAATTTTTGCCTTTAAAGCGTAAATATCTGTGATATGAATCATAAAAATAGGGGAGATTTCTCTCCCCTATCTATAACGGATTCAGAGTTTGAATCCACTAAATGTGTCCTTTTTCACATCTTGTTTTATTCCACCGACTACATAACTCTCCACTTCAGTTTCCTGTGGTGCTACTTGAAGTCCTTTAGAAGAAATCCAGTGCTGAGTCCAAGGAAGAGGATTGTTATTTGCGGAAATATCATATTGTGGTTTTAAACCAATCCCTTTCATTCTTCGGTTTGCAATCCATTCAATATATTGTTGAAGAAGTTTATCATTAAGTCCAATCATGCTGCCATCTTTAAAGAGATAGTCAGCCCATCTCTTTTCTTCCATTACTGCACGATCAAACATCATAGTAACCCATTCTTCTTCTTCTTTCGCAATTTGTTTCATTTCAGGATCATCACCTTCTCTCCACTTATTCATAATATTTTGAGTGATTGCTAAATGTTGATTTTCATCTCTTGCTATGAGAGAGATGATTTTAGCTGATCCTTCCATAAGCTTAAGTTCACCAAAGGCGAAACTGCAAGCAAAACTAACGTAAAACCGAATACCTTCAAGAATGTTAACGTTTGCAACTGCTCTGTATAATTTTCGTTTGACATCATTGAGTGTTTCTTTTGCTAATGGAACTCCTTCAAGTTGATGCACCCATTGATTGGATGATCCATAATTTTGTGCTGCTTGAATAAAGTCATTATATGACCCTGTAACGCTTTCAGCACGTTCCAGAATACGTTCGTCGGAAATAATAGTATCAAACACTTCTGATGGGTCAGAATAAATGTTTTTGATAATATATGTGTAAGAACGACTATGAATCATCTCCATAAACTCCCACACTGTCATACACGCTTCAAGTTCAGGAAGTGAACAGTATGGCAAAAATGCCAATCCTGGACCTCTTCCCTGAACACTATCTAACATAATTTGATACTTCAAATTTGAAGTGTAAATATGCTTTTGCTCAGGACGAAGGGTTTGATAATCTCCACGATCTTTCTGAAGTGAGACCTCTTCGGGTCTCCAGAAATATCCTAGCTGTTGAGTTGTTAATTTTTCAAAGATTGGATATTTGTATGAATCATACCTTTGGATTCCCAAAGGTTTGCCGAAGAACATTGGTTGTTTTTTGGTATTGACTTGATCCGTGTTGAAAACAGTCATGCCTTTTACTTGCGTATGTTCCTCTTCATTAAGAATTTTAAACTGCACAGGATTCACACTCCCCTTCCTCTACTTTACTTAACTCTTCAACCAATTCAGACAAAGTAGGTTTTGACTCCTCAACTTCATCAGTTTTAATATCGTATGTATTTTGATAATATGAAGTCTTCCACCCATACTTATATGTAGTTAGAAAATCATTTGCCATTACAGAAACTGGAACCTCATTGTCAGAATAGTTCTCTGGATTATAACTCCAATTTCCAGAAATTGCCTGGTCAAAAAACTTTTGAATCATTGCAACAATTTTAATATATCCATCATTACTCTTCATATCCCACAACAAAGTGTAATTATTTTTCAGTGTTGTATATTGAGGAACAATTTGCTTCAGAGGTCCTTTCTTTGACTTTTTAATTGAAAGGAATCCTCTAGGTGGTTCAATGCCATTAGTTGCATTAGAGACGACAGAACTACTCTCTGAGGGCATTTGAGCGGAGAGGGTGGAGTGTCTAAGTCCATGCTCTAGAATAGATGCTCGGAGTGCCTCCCAATTATGTTGTAGTGAAACAGAAGAAATCTCATCAATATCTTTCTTATAAGTATCAATAGGAAGAAGACCATCGGAATACTTAGTTCTTCCAAAATAATCACAATGTCCCTTTTCCTTAGCAATTTGATTTGATGCCTTTAGCAAATAATATTGAAAAGATTCTGAAAGTCCATGAACCGCATCCCATGCCTCTTGAGAATCATATTTAAATCCTAATTTGGCAAGATAATGAGCCAGACCAATAAACCCTATTCCAAGAGAACGACGTGCCTTTGTAGCAACTTCTGCAGCAAGTACAGGATACTTTTGATAGTCAATCAATTCTTCTAAACCACGAACAGAAAGTTCACATAGTTCTTCCAGTTCATCATCAGACTTTACTTTACCAACATTAATAGCAGAAAGAATACAGAGAGCAATTTCACCTGTTGTTTCATCAATATGTTGAATTGGATATGTCGGTAGAGTGATTTCCTGACAATTATGTATCAGAATATCATTTGCGAAGAAATTATGAGTTCCTTCTACAGTAATATCATAAACTGGGATTTCTTCTTCAAGATATTCAATCTTTAGCATTTTTTTCTCCTATTTTGTTCTAAAAGTTGTTTAGCAAGTTTTCTTTGAGTTTCGTCTCTATAATAAGGATTATACACCAATCCAGTTTGTTCTTCAATAGATTTATAAAAGTTTTGATGGTTTCCTCCAAATCTATTTTTGGAAAAATGTTTTGGAAACTTTATATTCAATTCATTACGGGCAAAATCAACTATTCTTTTTCTGCCACCAATAAATCCATATTTTTCAACAAACTTCATACCTATTTCTATAAGTTGCTCATCAGTATATCCGGAATGGTTTGGATTGTTGGAACCAGTAGTTCTTATAGAAATATTGTTTCTCCACTCTTGCTGAACCTTTTGAGAGCATCTGGGGAGCATCCATCCACCAGTTCCACCCGAAGTTGCATTATATCCTTTTGCATCACTCTCAAAAAGTTCAATAAAGTGAGTTTCTTTCGCATTAATAAAATTTTCATCTTCGGTTTGATAAGTTTCAATCACAAATAAGTCCCAACAATCTTCACCATATTTTCTAATTGCAGAATGAAATCTAAATTTAGAACCATTTCTTGCGGATGATAAATGACGATGCCAACGATGTTCCAAAGAATATTCAGTTTTTCCTATGTAAGGTTTTCCATTTTTTTTATTGGTAATTTTATAAACAATATATGTTTTCATTATAGGAAGTGTAATCTCATAACTATTTATAAAATAAAGAAATTACACTTCCTACCATATTAGATGATTACCAACTCATCTGTTTCAGTTAAGTCCTTTGCCATCACATATCCACGATTTTTTGTGAATACTTTATGCTCTGGAGTGACTACGATACTCTTACCAGTTTCTTCATCAGTAATTTTCATTACCTTTGCTTTTGGTGAAGTTTGGGCAAATGCTGTAATAGGCGCCCATTCTTGTTGATTAGATTGAGTATTATAAGAAAGAACTTTCAAATTATTGACAAATAAATTATTACTAAATTTTTCAAGATCTTTAATTTCAATAACAGTTGTTTTATCAATAGTGTCCCTAGAAATTGATTCGTCAGCATAATCATTTAAATCGTGTCTAATTGAAATCAAAGTATTACCAGAAACACAAAGATTACTCATCTCAACTTTATCCTTAAAAGATGAGTGAGTATTGCAATGATCAATATTCATGATGTAAATACGACCAGTTTCTGCACGTTCCTTAAGAAGACTAAGAATTAATTCTTGTGCCTTAACAGTTTTCTTTTGAATGGACGGATTATTTTCATACCCAATGTAGAGAGAGTCAAACTCAATTGTTCCGAAAGAATCATAAAGTCTAGGTACGTCATGTGGGGAGAAAAGTGTAATCTCACCATCTTGAATAAACCTTTCATAGAATAACTTTGAAATTTGAATGGAGTAATCCAACTTACGAACACGATTATCTTCGGTTCCCTTGTTGTTTTTAAGAACTAGAATGTCTTGGATTTCTTGGTGCCAGATAGGAAAATGAACTGTAGCAGAACCACCTCTGATGCCGTTCTGTGTGCAGCATCTGACAGTTGCTTCAAACTTCTTAAGGAAGGGAATAACACCTGTGTGCTGTACCTCTCCACCTCTAATTTTAGCGTTGATGCCACGGATTCTACCTGCGTTGATGCCGATACCAGCCCTCTGTGAGACATACCTGCCAATAGCCATATCACTGCTAAAGATACTATCGAGGGTGTCATCAAC